GGAATGATTGTAGATATGAGTTCTCATGACTGTCCCGTAAAAAGAAAGAGAGACAATCATAACGCAAGGGTTGCACGTAAAAATCAAACAGTCACAGAGAAAGCTTTGACATCTCAAAGGTGGCGTTCTTTTAGAAAGAAGATTATTCTAAGAGACGGTGGTGAGTGTCAGCGTTGCTTAATAAAGCTACACAAACACGTGTATGACGACTTGACTGTGCACCACATACAACCACGTGTCAAGCACCCAGAGCTAATGTATGACGAATCAAACTGTGTTACGCTTTGTCGTGAATGCAACTTAGCTATGGGTTTAAACGGTATTGATTTCGACTGGAATTTAACAAAGACTACAATAAATTTAGATGATACGCTTCATTTCTAAAGGGAGGTGAACACATGCCTAACGCTAGAAAACCTGCGGCGCTAGTTAAGGGTCACAACGAATCAGCTTCATCTTTAAAGAAAAGAATGGAAGATGAGGAGCGACTCAAGGGTGCTACTGACGAGGTACGTGTGGCGCCTGACTTTATCAAAGGGTGGGAAACCGCTGAAAAATATTATGATTATATCTGTGACTTACTAGAGGATTCAGATATTCTGTCTAACTTAGATAGAATGGGTGTGGGCGCACTTGCTGAATGTCTTGCTCGTATGGAAGAATCGAACAAAGCAATGGCAGAAGATGGTGGTAATCTTATGATTACCGTTGAAACTAAAAACGGATATAAGACAATTGAAAATCCTTATATTAAGACCCACCTTAAATTCTTTGATAGATTCAGGGTGTTATCAACACAATACGGATTATCTCCATCAAGTCGGGCACAGCTAAGTGCGTTAACCATTGAAGATAGAAGTCAAGGCAATAGCGCGCTTGAAAGTATTATTAACAGCGATGATTGATGATATTACTTCCTAGTCTTGATTAGACTAGGTTACATAATTGGCTCACGGAGCAATATAGCGAGGTAGTTTTCAACTCGCTTATGTTACATAGACGGGATATAGGACAGTTTGGTAGTTCACTCGGTTTGGAACTGAGATGTCGTTGGTTCAAATCCAGCTATCCCGATAGGGCTTTTGTTGAAAGAGAGGAAAACTATGACAAGTAATGAATTTGTTGAAAAATGCACTAAATTAGTAAAAGAATACACTAATGAACATATTGATAAAACAGATAATACTGAAATCAGTAATGATGATGTGTTCGTAGTTTGGTATAGCAAGACCCTTCAAAATCATAAGGCATTATTAAGTACAACAGTATCAGATGGAATGTATTATGAACTGACCTACAATGGCGATAAAAATGAGTTATATTTTGACGCCTACAAAAAGTTTGAAAATAGGTGCATTAAGGATTAGTCCTGCACCATTAATTGCTCGGTAGTTAAGCGGTAGAATAATTGACTGTTAATCAAGAGGTCGCTGGTTCGAGTCCGGCCGGGGGCTTGTAGTTTAATTACAATAAAGTAAAACGCTCCTCGGTGTTTTCTTTCCATGTTATTTTAGGCCGAGGGTACATAGCGGAGTTGTACCGCATGTAAAAATAAAAGGTAGGTAATGTAAGTATGAAAAATAAGTCAAACCCGACTTTTGTCTTGGAGTTATTAGGTAATAAATTAAACATGAAGCGAGATATGCAACTTGACGCTATTAAGGTTGCCTCACGATCAGACGACCAAGCAAATAGCGCTTGCAATATTGTTAAGAAGCTCTATTATTACTTTGAATGGTTAGCACAGAAAGAAATTAGCGCTTATAATAGTAGTAATGATAGTCATTCAGAAAAGATTGATTTTTCAGACAGAAAAGAACGTGACCGTATGTCAGAAATCATTTTTCATATTATCTTTGATAATAAAGAGTTCCCTATTGATAAAAACGAACATGATTTTTTAGAACCTTGGTCAAGATACCTAGTTTTAAACACATGGGTTAAAAATATTATGTATCATGTAGGCGCCTATTCTGGTTTATGCAAGAATGAGTTTAATATCCAAGATTCTATTGAAGCGATTGATGGCATGATCCGAGAGATAGATTGGTTAACGTCTGGACACAATCCGTACTTTAAAAATTATAAGTCATAATCCATCATGATTTAGCCTCGTGGTAACAATAGGACATGAGTCGGTCTGTAAGTCACTTGACTTGGGCCGATGGTACATAAAATGTAGATTTTACAGTCTATATTATAGCATATAACGAGGTGATATGTTGAAAAACAAAGATATTTTCAACCACCCAGCGTATCAGTATGCTCTTAAAGTTCATAATGGGGAAACTCTGGCTAACAAAGATGTTAAAATCGTTGCTGATAGATTTATCAAAGAGGTTAACGACAGTCTTAGTGGCTTGGGTGACTACTATTTTGATATTAACGCACTTAATCGTGTTTCCAAACTATTAAAATTAATTATTATGGCAACTGGCCCACGCCGTGGTCAGAGTGCATATGACTCACTGGCTGGTTTTCAGTGGTTTTTCTTTGTCAATATCTTTTGTTGGCGTCATAAAGAGAACCATAAGCTAAGAAGATACCAAACAGCAACAATGTTGATACCCAGAAAGAACGGAAAGACCTTCATTTCTGCCGTTATTTTCATTTTGTTGCTTATTTTAGAGCCAAAATATTCAAAATTCTACTCTGTGGCACCAGATTTAGAGTTATCTTCAATGTTAAAGACACAAATTGACTCACTAATTGATGGTTCGCCTGAATTAGCACGGTTTTTTAAGGTTAATAACAAGGATATTACGTGTTTATTGACCAAAAACAGCTATAAACCACTAGCAAACAGTAATAACCGTCTTGACGCACGTGAACCAGTAGCGTTTTTAGCAGATGAAGTTGGGGCTTTGCCTAACAGCTACCCAATTAATGCCATGAAATCTGGTCAAACGTTAGTTGATAACCCATTAGGTATTATCATCTCAACTGCTTACGATTCTCTTGATAATCCAATGACACAGGAAATTCAACGTGCCACTGATAAGATTACAGACGGAGAATTGTATGACCCAACGTATTTTGCGTTGATTTATAGGCCAGATAAGCCTAAAGAGTGGGCTACAAACGATGAGGAATTAATAAAAGTCAATCCACTATCACAGGAAATCCCAAAAGTTAAAGAGCGCTTACTGAACGAGCGAGAAGATGCCGTTAATTATGAAGATAAGCGTCAAAACTTCTTAACAAAGTACATGAACATTTTCGTTGATGGTGACGAGGGTGAACAATTCACAACTGAAAGTGAACTTGACAGAGCCGAATTACCACAAGGTCTTGATTGGTATGGCCGTGACGTGTTTGTTGGCCTTGACTTTGCTGAAAGCCACGACAACTTTGGTCTAGCCATGGTTACTTTTGATGAAGGACACCAGAAATATGTCGCTAAGGCATGGTCATTCTTTCCAACAGATCGAATCGTTGCTAAGACAAAGGTCGAAGGTTGGGATTACCAGCACTCTGAAAACGAAGGCTGGGGATTTTCTTCTGGTCACGAAACGATTGATTATGGTTTTGTAGAAGATTTCTTCTATAATCTCGAATCAAAATATGGCGTAAAGATTAAAGGATTCGGTTACGATAAGTGGAATGCTCGTTCTACGGTCGCTAAGTTTATGACTAGCGGCTATGACGGGGTTGAAATTCCACAGAACCCACGAGGGTTATATCCGGGAACAAAGCTTCTGCGTGAAGCCTTGCAGAACGGTAACTTTGCATATGATAAAAATGATATGCTACGTCAGAACTTATTAAATGCTAAGATGGTTACTGACAGCAACCTATCATACTTCTTAAACAAGAAAAAATCAAGCGGCAAGATTGATATGGCCGCCGCAGTTGTTGACGCTATGTCGTTGTGGGAAATTGAAGAATTTTCAAACATTATGGGTGGCGCAAGCAACATCACATTACTTTAAAAAGGGGTGAGTTTAAATCGCTAATAAAAATAATAAATGGTCTTTAAAGAACATCTTTAAAATTCCATTTAGCCAGCAACAGCCGGGGCAAGACAGTCGTGGTGGTACTTTTGTTCGTTCACAGACTGGTACAGGGCCGTTATCTTTCACTGGTGATGACAGACCTGTTACAGAAGATACAGTCATGGAGATTCCGGCGTTCAGCGCGGCGTTAGCGTTGGTCGCTGACACGGTAGCTTCTCTTGATATTCTATTGATGAAGACAAGCGATCAAGGTGTCCCACTTCCTGTTAAAGATGACGAGCGAGTAGCAATGCTTAACAAACAAGCCAATGAAGAAATGTCCGCCTTTACTTATAAGCGTTCAGTTGTTAAAGACTTGCTGTTATATGGTCGTTCGCTAACTTATATTGAACGAACTGGTGACAATAAAATTAATGCCATTTATCCTTTAGCTTCTCGTTATATTACTACCGAAGTTTATACCTATGGTGGTTATAAATACTATGGTGTTTATACCTATAATCCAGAAGCTGGTTCATTTGAGTATGATGAAGAAGACCTAATGAATGTAATTTCGGATTCACAAGATGGTATCACGTCAGATGGTATTATGGCAAGCTACACTGGAACACTTCAATTGGCACTAGCACAACGCGACTATGAGAAGAACCTATTATCTAACGGTGCAGTTCCTGTTGGCGCTGTACGTTCTGATAGGGCGGTGGCGCCAGAAATCCTCAATAGGTTAAAGGAACAGTTCGCCTCATCTTATGCTGGAGCGGGTAATTCTGGCAAAACATTGTTCCTAGAAGGTGGTTTGTCTTACCAACAGATTAGTACGAACCCAGATAACATGCAATTGGACTCCAGTAAGAAGAATATGTTAGGTGAAATTGCTCGTATGTTTAACTTGCCGGAAACACTTATTAATGCTGGTGCTAACAAGTACAATTCTAACGAGCAAAATAACTTGCAATTCTTCCAGTATTGCTTAAAACCAATTTTATCAAGTTTTGAATCCGCAATCAACAAGGA